AATAAATTTTTGTGCTACTATTCTTGGATTTAAAGCATTAAGTTCTTTTATTTTTTGATGGTTATTATGATAATAATTAAACATATTTCCTGCAAAAATATAAAATTCATTATTTTCATAACCTAAATTTTTTAATTTTAACAAAGCATTGTTTACTTTATTGTAACCATACTTATCTAAATAAGTTAAACCATAATCATCATTAAAACGATAAGGTGCATTTTCTAAAACTGTTTCCCAGTATTTTATTTCAGCCATAATTCCTAAAACGACAAAACCCCAAGCAGGTCGAATCTACTTGGGGAGTTTGCCTATATTTAACTTTTGGAAAATTAATGATAGATGGTTAAATGGATTCGACCTCATTCAACTCTTGCAAATATAAAACTTTTATTTTATTTCAAAACACATAATGCTAACAATTTATTATTTTATTAAAGTCAGTAAGTATTCGGTTATATTTTTCAATTACTAACTTATCGTAGCTTAATAGGTTGTCAATTGTTTTTATGCCGTGTATTACTGTTGTATGGTCTTTGCCTAATTCAGGTACACATCCTTTCTTTTTTGCCATATAAAGTTCGCCTATTTCTTTTAAACTTAACGTGGTGTTTTCTCTTACTAACTTCATTGATACTTGCCTTGCTTCACATTGTAGCCTATGTCTTGTTGTAGCGATTAATGTTTCAATAGGTATGCCATATTCATCTGCACAAAGTTTTACTATTATTCGTGCTAATTCGTTATCACTGTTTACTTCTTTACTCTTGCAAAATAGTGATACTACTATGCCAGTGTTCTGTTTTATTTTTCTTTCTGCTTCAAAAATTATCTTGCTAATTATTTCTTGTTTTTCCATTTGTTTTATTTATTAAATGTTTGGTTGTAGTAATCTTCAAAATCATCCCATTTTTTTTTACCATCGTGCATATAAGATTCTGCTTCATTAAACCAATCTCCTGCTACTTTATTTATTTGCTGTTTTTCAATTTCTAAATACTTGTGAAAGTGATAAACAAAGTCCCTGCCTTGTTGTGAAAACGTATTAAATAAATGTGGGTGCATTTGTTCTAAATCCGAAAATGCTTGTTGTAATGCTGTTTTATTTTCCATTGTTTTTATATTTTATTTTTAAAAATTCTAATTCTAAATCTGTCCACTTGTAAACTTTTGTTTCTTCTGCTAATAGTTCCAAGTCTTTTACTTTTTGTTCACCTATTCTATTTACTAATCCTTGCCTATAATTGCTTTCATTTCCATTTAAGTATGTGTTACACTTCCTGCACTGCTTGTGTACGTTTAATTCGTGGAAGATTACACCACGATATAACTCTGCTTTTTTGTAGTGACCACCATCCCATAACTTGGTTTCTTTTATGCCACAACTTATGCAAGGTGAATCTTTGTCTCGCATACGTATCCATCTTTGAAATATAACCTTCACCTCGTTTACTCTTTGAGTATATGTCTTTAACTTTTGTAGCTTTACTTTTTTTTCAAGTCTTAAAATATTACTCTTTACTGGCTTACTAAATGCAAGTTCAATTGCACATTTAGGAGTACATACTACCTGCGTTGATTTATAAGGAGTAAACATTGCACTACAAACTTTACACTTCTTTTGTTTTATTTCGTTCATATTTAAAAGGGGTGGCAGTTAATACCACCCCCTTGTTTTTAGAATGGTAAGTCAGACTTATCGTGTGCTTTGTTTAAAGAGATAGCATTGATGTTGTGATACCATTTGCCATTGTAATCACGTGAATCTACACTAAATGTTACTTCTACCTCGCCACCTACTTTGTGGTTCTGCAATTCATCTTGTTTCATTAATGTAAAACAAATTAACTTTGGGTATTTAGGGTCAAGTGTTTCTATTACGAACTCACTTTTGTTCCATTCCTTACCTGCTTTTGTTAAGCCACTTACTACTTCACCTATTTGGGTGATTTTTCCTTTTACTTTATACATACTATATTATTGGTTGTTTTAAAATTTGAATTAATGCATCTCTTTGCTCCGATGCTTGTGCTACTTCGTGTAGTATTTTTGCTTGAACTTCTAAATCTGCTTTTACTATTTTGTAAAATATCCGTACGTTTAAAGGTAAATCTATTTCAATTTTATTACCATCAAAATCGTAGTTAATTGATGTAAGATACCTAACTAAATAGTGATTAGTTACTGCAGGATGCCCAAGTGTTTCGTTATGCTTACTCAAACTCATCATTTGCATTTGCGCTTGATAGAAGTATGCTTTAGGTACGTTTTGAAACTCTGGCTTACTATCATTAATCATCATCATCTTCTGTTCAAAGAACTTTTCCGTAGGGCATTTTAAATCAATACTTGCAGTCATTACACCTTCAAAATCTATTAGTGCTGCATCAGGGGTACTGCCACAATTTTCGTTAATTGGATAGTAAACAGAATCTAAATATATTGCGTTTAATCCTGTTACCTCTATAAACAATTCTAATGCTTCTAATTCGTTTATATTGCCATGTTCGGTATGTTTACTTGTAAAACTTTTTGCATAGCCTTTAACTGCCTCTATTGCTTTATCCATTATGTAGCTATCTTTTGTTGCTCCCTTGCCACCCACAAATAAATTGTGGATGGTGGATGCTGTGAATTTACCTAATCGTTCGCTACTTAACATTTAATAGTTCCTCCACTTCTTTTGTCAAGTGATACTTTGCTTTAACTTTGTTAATGTCACCACCATTCTTTACATAGTCCAAAGCATCGTTAAACCCTTGTGTGTTTTTAGCCAGTGTAGGTTTACTGTTAGTTACATTTTGGTTATCTGCATCTGCTTCAGTTTCATCAATTAAAAATAATCCGTTTAAAGCATACTTACGAGCATAGCTACTTGCAGTTCCTGTTGTTTGTTCTGCTGACATTCCTTTGTGTTCTGAAGTTTCCGCATAACCACTACAAGACAATACCTCATCGCCTATTTTAATCGTGGCTGTTGACTTAATAAATACTTTTGTACCAAGTAATACTATGTCATCACTAATAGTTAGCCTTGCATTGTTATTTGCTAACACTGGCTTTACTGCTTCCAAGATATCTTCTGCACTACGATACTTGTACTTTCCGAAACTGTTGAAGTTTCCTTTTGGAACTTTTAGTTCCCTTTGAATTTTAGTTAAATTTTCCATTGTTTAATTTGTTTTTTTGTTTCTGATAATTGATTTCTATAAATAAGTATTTGTTTTTGATACTTATCGTGCTGCAATATAACTTTTTTTGTTAATATATTCTGCAAAAGTATTATTATTTCTTCTTCAAGTTCTTGAATTTGAGATAATAAAAATTTTTCGTTATGCACTAAATCTGCTAATTCCATTGTTGTGGTTGGCTTATAAGGTTTAAAGTTGCAGTGATTGAGTAAAGTAACCATTGCGCTTGTTTTGTTTTAAGGATGTTACGTTCATTTATTGCTATGTTGCGTAACCTATTTATTTTGTCGTATCGGTTTCGTAGTGTGTCTATTCTGCTCATAATTTAATCTTTAAATGTTTCGTTATAGTATTGTTCTGCATTAACTAATTGAATATCTCCTTCATTGTAAGCATCAATAATTTGTTGCTTTTCCATTGATTTGGCTCGTTCAAGTAATTCATACATTACTCCGTGTACACCTATTGTTGATTCAAGTTTTACAAATTCTTCTTCTAACCATCCAATTGCTGTTTGTTTGCTCATTTGTTTTCGGTTTTTAACTTGTGTACTAATTCCTTTTGTAATCGCCACTTGTTAGCTGCTTTGCCAAGTTCTATAAATTCTTGGTCATCGCACTCGCCAGTATGGGTTATTTCTAAACAGTTCTTGTAATACTGCCATAGTATAGCTAACTTGTTTTCTTCTTCTTGTAAGTTCATTCTTTGTACCCTCCTTGTGTATTGTAAAACTCGGTTAATTCAGCAGGTGCATTTGGTGCTAATGCTAACCTAATAGCCATTTGATAAGTACCTTTACATAATGTTGGTGATTCACTTATTATCTGCTTTAATACTGTTTGGAATTGCACTCCCATTTTATCAGCTATGTAGCCTATTGATTCCTGGCTTTCCAATAGTTGTAATACTACTTCTTTTTTTAATCTTTCTTTTTGCATAATTTTAAAATATATGTTTTATTTGTTTTTTGATTTGTGTAAACTCCACTTCTTTTCATTGCACCGCTTATTGAACCTGTTGTAGTGCTTAATAACCTACCTGCTTTAGTCATACTTACATTGGATGCTATAAGTTCTTTAGTTGCACTAAAAATGTCTATTAACGTAGGCGCAAAATTTAATTCATATCTTTCAAGTGGTGTCATAATGATGCTTTATCGCTGATTAAAGTAAATACTTCATTGAACTTGGCATCAAACTCTTCTTGATTTGATTCTCTTGGTGCTAAACTTAAAGCACTACTGGTTGTACTTGTTGCGATTGATTCTCCACCTAAATAAGTACATACTAATACTGCTTCTGTTTCACTTACTATTTTAAAGTAATGGCAACTGTTCTTACGATACGCAGGTAATTCTAACTCGTGCGTTTCTTCTACTGTTTTTGTGATTGTAATTTTCATTGTTTTTATTTGTTAAATTGTTTCTTCTATTCCTAAAATTGAACTAAATGTATGGCTCATTCCATCCTCATCATCTATCCATCCATTTTTCATTTTATCTTTTTTGCCTAATCTTAAAAAGGCATCTTTAAATGAGTATGCTTTAATTTTATAGCATCCCAATCCAAAAG